ATATATTTGATTTATAAGATTCTTTTTTAACGTTCATTTTCTTAACTAACTTTTTAAAGAAATACATATCTTGTAAAGAACCGAACTTATTTACAAACGTTACTTTTTTAGGTTCGTATTTACATTCGTTTAAAGCTTCTACATTAATGGTTTCAATACCATTGCTATCCGATACAACTATTTTATCTACTGCTCCTACTGAATATTGATTAAAATAAGCCTGTAAACATTTGTTGGTTTCAAAACTTGTACCACCACTTTCTAAAACCCTTTCTTTAAATGAATCCCAATTAGTAGAGTTTCCATATATGGAAACATATTTTATTTGCTCTGAACTTTGATTACTTGCTGTAAATGTTTGAGTAGCCACAATTTCATTGTCTTTTAAAAATGTAACTGTTGGATTTGATTCTGTATAAATAGGGATTCTAAAAGCATTATCATCTAAAACAAATAGCTTTCTGTTTGTAATCATTATAGGATAAGAAGTGGTTGATTCCTCAAAATAATTATAACCATCAAAAGCAATATCAGTTGTACTGTTTGTACCCAAAACTGCATTAGATGAATTGTAAACAGTTAATGTATGTTTAACCCATACACCTTGACCGCTATAATCCCCATCAAATGTTACATCTAAATAATCTCTTATTAGTTCAGCTGTTTCAAATGTTACTCTCGGCAGTCCACTTGATGTGTCTGCTGATTTTCTTAAAGTATATATAGCTGTTGATGGTACACTTGTTTTATCTCCAGTCCAAATGTATATCTGAATTATACCATAAGATATACCAGAATACGGTAAAGTTTCAAAATGTGGACTTCTTGTTTGTATTGCCATTATTTATTATTTACTGTTGTTTTTATTAATTGCTCTACATCTAAAGCAAATGATTCTACTAATTCTTTAGGCAAGTTCTTAAATGCTTTCTCAAATGGTTTGGTAAAAAATAAACTTGGTTTTATCCCTTTTTTAAATACAGTATTAGCTATTGCAAACTGTAAACCCTTTCTACTTACAAACCTACCTTTTTTATCTCTTGTCCCTTTTAATCCTTTTCTTATAACCCACTGACCGAATGCACTTGCAGGAGGTTTTTTATTTGTGTATTTAAAAGGTGTATTGTATTTCTTTTCTTTACCGCTTACACCCTTGTCTTGAAACACTCCATAATCTTCCATTAAGAAGCTTAATTCAAAGCTATTTTTAGAAACCTTTATATCAGAATCTAAACTGTTATAAAGTTCTTTAGAAGCGTTCTTTTTACCTTTGGTTAAATTAGTTCTACTCTGTTGTATAACATATTTAGCAAAAGTATTTAGAGCTTTCTGTGTTTCTTTTAACTGCATATATTAATATCGTTTTGTATAAATACATCAAACGTACACGCCCATCCTGCTAACTTGTTTTCAAACCTTTCATAAAATGGCTCACAGTTAGGAGTACCATCTAATTGGTATAAATCACTATGCAAGTTTCCTTTTCTTAATAACATTGTTAATCTGTTAAGTACTGATAATTGAGTATTTAATACATCTTGTTCGTTATCGTTACCTCTAAATATATCTGTTGTAGGTTCTTTGCTTTCATCTACAATATCCATTGCCATAACAGTAAGGTTAAAAGATAAATACTGTTCTTCTGTAATTACGTTGTTTACAATAATATGTGATAAAGGAAATATAGTTTGTTTAGATAAATCTATTTCTGTTATATCTCCAGTTGTTACTGTATTGACATTTACATCATTCAGTAATTGATTCTTTATAGTTTCGGTAAGTTGGTAAAATCCTCTAATCCCTTGCATCTAAAATTTCTTTTTTATTTGTTTTGCTTCTAATTGGTTTTTCTCTTTTTCAAATGTCAAAAACATTAAACATTCGTGCATCTTTAATTTAGTGATATTTTCAAATCGTCTAATATCTGATTGAGCGAGTGCGTAAATACTTGAATACCATCCCCATTTACTTCCAAATTGAGATGTGCTTGTAAGTCCTGCATCTCCGTACCCTCCAAAGAGTTCATCATAATTCTGCACAAGTCGTTCCCTAAACGATAAAAAAAAAGTATAGAACCCAATACTGCATCTAATGGCATTGCTTTTAAATGCTCTGTTTCTCCTGCTTCATATTCTTTTATATGGTATCTATTACCCTTTCTAATTTCTACTGGTCTGTAAAGAACTCCCATAGCTTTCTCTATATTATCCCAATCTCCTATGTAAGTATCTAAATCTATATATTCCCCAAAACTCATTTCGTCAAGGTTAGGAATAAACCCATACTCAATACCATCTATTTTAAACGTATTTACTAAACTTGGTTTACTATCAAACATTTCAGCTATAATACTTACAACGTTTCTAACATCAGTAGCTTTTAAATATCTTACTTGTTCAGAATTTAGCTTACAAAATATCTCAATCATCTTTAGAGATAGTTCTGTTTCTGATAAATCTTTTAATTTTATGTACTCTTGGTATTGTCCTAAAGTAACTTCGTTTAAACTATTCGGTACTATTAATTCCACTTTCATATAAGTATATAGTTAGTTTTTAATTATTTTATTACAAGGTACAAAAAAACCCTTACATTTCTGTAAAGGTTAATTATTTTTAAATGATAGCGTATTTACCAAAGTTTGGTTTACTCAATACAGAATAAGTAGCGTATCTGACCGCATCAATAGTATGGTTATTTTTGTCTACTGGTTTGTTTATCATCTTACCACTTCTGTCCTCTTGCCATTTGTAGTTCCTAAACTCTTGTATAGCATTATGGCTATCTTTCTCTATGTGTATTTTAAAGCGTTTTAAGAGGTCTATACCTGCGTTGATACTATCAGCACCTTTTAAACTTGGTCTTACGTTAAAACCCATCCTACGTAACTCCTCAATCAATCTTGGTTCGGCACTATCAAAGTATATTAATTCTCTTTCAATACCTATATCTTTCCATTTCCTACTAATATCGTAGGTAGTCATCTGTGTTTGGTATATATGCTCTTTGATGTAGAGGTTGTGTTCTTTCTTGTAAACAGATACTAATGTAGTTGGGTCATTACTATATCCTGCATCTGCTCCGTAACTTATAAACTCCGCATCGTGTGGAATGTGGTTTACTTCTGTGTAATTAAATATAGTAGCTTTAGATACACCTTTTAAGCCTAATCCATATATTTGCCAATAAGTTTCATCTGTTTCTTTTAAGCGTTCTATTTCTTCTGTAATGCTTTTATTAAGGAAGCTATTATCCAAATAAGTAGTAATATAAAAATCGGCATCTTCTCTTGGTATTACCTTGTCATAAATCCAATGGTATTCATCTGATGGATTAAAGTCAAGTATTATTTTATCTTCTGTTCTAAAGATTAACTGTTGCCAATCTTCGTAATCTAATTCGTTTGCTTCATTTATAAATAGCAGGTTTCTTTTTCTACCTCTTACTTTTTGTGGTTGGTCTAAAGATATAAACTCTATAAGGTTTCCGTTTAGCTTATATTCGTGATTAGATTTATTATGATTTTCTTCTGAATAAGATTTATACAATTTTAGTATATCTAAAAAATCTCTCATAACAGAACTACGAACCGCAGGAAATGTTTTTCTGCATATCGTAATTGTCTTGCCAGTATTCTCTAAACAGTATTTAAAAATAATATAAAGCAAAATGTTATAGGTCTTTCCGCTCCTTGTACCACCTTGCTCTATTGTTATCTTTTTATCTGATTTTAAAAGATGCTTAAATACTACGTTAGTTTTTATTTTCAATTATTTCTATTTCAAATTTAGTAGGCATACCATCAGCACCAGTGATTTCTTGACGTTCTACATAACCTCTGTTCTTACCTTTGGTCTTTAAATAAAATATAGTTTCAGATGTTTTTCCATCTCTTATATTCTCAAACAGTTTACTCTCTACAAAATCTAAAGCAATGTTTTCAATATCTTTTACTTGCCTTGCAAAATCCTCATCATCTTTTAGCCATTGGTAAAATGTTGTTCTTCCTACTCCTACTATCTTACAGGCAGTTGTAACAACTCCTAACGATTTTTCCAACGCTTCTATAATTGCTTTTTTATGGTGTTCTGTTCTGTTTTGGTTTTCTTTCATTTTTTTTTACTAAATATTTTTTTTATTCAATAACTTGTCGTATATTGTCATCTCAAATGCGGTGGTAGTGTAAAAGTAACACATTTAACATCCAGTTAAAAGATGGCGTTCATATCGACCTCACCGCTCTAATCATTGACCCTCCTCTCTTGGAGGGTTATTTTTTCCCCTTTATACATTCCTGCACCTTGTTTATCTATTTCAGTAAATGGCATTATTTCTTTTGTTATTTTCATACTTTTATCTATTAAATAAATATACTTAAATTGATAACCGTCTATAATTTCAGCATCATAACCTTTCTCCTTTAATTTTGGTATATCACTTTTTTTCATAAAACTGCTTGTAAGTTTTAAATCATAAGTTTTTTTAATATGAACTATATTTCCATTTAGTTTACAAATACCTGCGTTTTTAGAAAGACCTACCAACTTAAAACCACTTGCCCTATAAATAGTTCCATCTCCACATTGCGTTCCATCTGCAAAACTTATTATCCATTTTATTTGAGGTGCATTCTTTTTAATTAAACGAATACTAATAGCTATGCATCTACTTTCAGAATATTTTGGCAGGTAATCATCAAAAGCCATTCTATTAAGTTCTATAAACTCATTCCAACCAGTACCCTCTACTAAATTAATAGTGCCTTTTTTATTTATACTCGGTCCAAATTGCATAACACCGTGCAACTTGTTATCTAAAAAACAACCAAAATGTAAAGTACTATTAGGTACTACCTTACCACTATAATGATTTAGCTTTACAAACTCGTTGGCTATCTTACTTGGTATTACTTTTACAATTATTTCCTTTGCTCTGCCCATTGTGATATAATTAAATAAAGTGCATTACCATTACTATTTTCATTTCCAAAGGTTTCTACATATTTATACTCCTCTGTTTTCTTTACATCAGCTATTGCATTTTTTATTTGCTCTGCTTGTGCATCTGCAAGAGTATATGTCTGTTGTTGAAATGGTGCTTTATCTCCATCTGGTAAACTAAAGCTATCACTTAAATCATCTTCATCTACATCAAAACCTATTATCTCCATACCCCAATCTTCTAACTGTTGTGTATTCCATTCATTACCTAAAACATCCCAATCCCATTCTCCAAACCCCACATTGTCTTTTACAATAAATTCTCTTTGTTGTTGCTCTGTTAGGTCATCAGCTTTCA